ATGGGGCGCATCAACTCGCTTCTAGGAATCAAGAGAGCACAAGTGGCATGAGATGGCTGGACTCTTTACTGACTCGATCAACGCGCTCTCGGCATCCCTCAGCGCGCTCGGGCTCGTACCAGTCACCGACCCGCGCAACGCGAGACCGCTCACAGTCTTTGTGGAACTCCCAACCTTCACAAACTGGTCAAGCAAAATCGCCGATGTCACCATTACTCTCAGAGTGCTCGGAGCCCCTCCATCAAACTCCGACGCAACCAACTACATTCTCGGAATCGTGGATCAAATAATGGATTCAGAAATCGCAGTGATCTCGGGCCAGCCGACAGTCGCCCAGATCGGTTCAGCAGAACTTCCCGCATACGACCTACTCATCAAAATCAGCGCATCCCGCTAACCAAACAAAGGAAACCAACATGGCAATCATTTACCAAGGCGACGCAGAAATTCTCATCGGAGCCAGCAACATCAGTCTCAACTGTAACAATGTCACCATAGAAGTCGGCTACGAGACAGGCGACGCAACAGTCATGGGAGACACAGGCCGCAAGATGGTCTCAACTCTTCAGAGCGTCTCGGTCTCGGCAACCGTGTTCCTTGAGTACGGTTCCAGTTCTGTTGAAGCGTTGATCTACGCCGAAGTAGGCGAAGGCGACACCACAATCGTGGTCACGCCAAGTTCGGCAGCAGTCGGAATTGGAAATCCCAGTTACACGATATCTAATGCCATGATCGCCTCGTTCAGTCCGATCTCAACGACGGTCGGCGACCTCAGCACCTTCACATTGTCGGCCACTGCTGGAACATGGGTTCGCGCTACTTCCTGACCTTGAAAGGTTCCCGACATGATTGGAATGATTCTTAGAGTAGAGATGCTCACAGGCGAAATCTATGAGGCACCAGTGACCTACGGTGTGGCGGCGCGTTGGGAAGACCAACACCCGCTCACATCGGTGTCCAAGTTCTTGGATGACATGAAGTTCAAACAGTTGGCATGGCTGGCTTGGGATGCGGTGCGCTCGAGCGGAGTCGTGGTTGAAGTGTTCACCAAGTGGCTGGACAAAGTGGGAGACATCACTTTCATCCCAAAAGCGGAGGAAAAGTCGGAAGGGCCACCAATCTGATCGCACAGTTGGCGGTCAGAACTGGGATCAGCCCGCTTGATCTGATGGACACACCGCCACAAATAATAGATGAGATGATCCGTCTCATTGTTGAGCAGAACGAGAAGAAGTAATGGCCGTAGATATCACCGCAAGCATGGAGATTCAAGGACTCAAGGAGTCTTTGAAAATCGTGAACAAGGTGGACAAATCTCTTCGGCTGGAAGTCGGTCGCGACATCAAGCGCATCGGTGAGAAGACTGTGGTCGCCGCCATCAACCAGATTCTTCCACCAGGTGCGCCGATGTCAGGAATGGAGAACTCAAAGCGGACAGGCTTCTTCAACTCTAAGAACAAGGGCATCAAAGTGAAGACGAACACTCGAGGAGCGCGTCGCCGCAACATCGCGCAAGGCGCGCAGTATGAGACTCTGGCAGTGATCACAGTTCAGACGACGGGCGCGGCATTGGCGATGATGGACATGGCTGGAAAGGGCCCGAATCGCACGCGCAACTCCAATCCGAAACTGGCGCGACCGAACTTTGTTGAGGTGCTGAATCAGCGTCTTGGCAGTGGCCCGTCACGGTTCATGTGGCGCGGTGGAGAGAAAGCAATCCCAGACTTCCAACGCGAACTGAAGCCGAGCATTGACCGTGTGATCTATCGTGCGAACCAAGAACTAATGAAGGTGAAACTCTAATGGCAATCAACCTCCCGATCGTCACGCAGTTCTCGGACAAAGGCATCAAGAGCGCAAAGGCGGCCTTCGCCAATTTCAAGACTGATGTAAACGCGGCGAGTGGCGCGATGGGCAAGTTTAAGGCTGGAGGCAACGCCGCTCTCAACGCAGTCAAAGCGAACGCCGCGAACCTTGCTCTCGCTGGAGGTGCCGCTCTCGCAGGCTTCGCAGTGAAAGCAGTGGGCGCATTCCAAGACCTTGCGCTGGCATCAGGCAAGTTTGCCGATGCGACAGGGCTCTCCGTTGAGGAGGCTTCACGGTTCATTGAGGTCGGTGGCGATATCGGCATTGAGGCTGGAACGATTGAGTCCGCTATCGGCAAAATGAACAAAACTCTCGGCGGTACTCCGAAACTGTTTGATGAGTTGGGCGTAGAAGTTGTGCGAACCGACTCGGGCCTCACTGATGTCAATGGCACATTCTTGAAAGTCATTGACCGCTTGAAAGGAATCAAGGATCCTGCGGAGCGCGCTCGAGTAGCGACGCAACTTCTTGGCAGAGGTTGGCAGTCAATGGCCGAACTCATCAACCTCGGATCGGAAGAACTTCAGAAGTCCCTGGATTCGGTATCGGGCGCGCAAGTTATTTCTGATGAGGAACTCAGAAAGGCTAAAGAGTACCGAGACACAATGGATGATCTCGGCGATGTGTGGAGTGGTTTCGTGGTTGAGGCTGGCGGCGCTTTTGTCACAATGGTGAACGACTCCAAAGAACTGTTTAGCGGTTGGGAAGGGTTCGGCAACCAACTGAAGAAGGGCACAGTCGGCAGAGTCATCTCAAATATCTCTGGTCTGTTTAATGACAATGAGGAGAACGCGAAAGCGGCGGCCGACGAGGCGAAGCGTCTGGGTGATGCTTACGAGGGCTATGTCAGTTCAAGGCTCTCGCAGAGTCGCGAAGAGATCATCAAGTTGAACAACGCTATTGAGGCTGAAACCGACGCACTGGCAATCCTTCAAGATGAATGGGCTGACCTGATCGGCGAACTTGATGTCAATGTAAAACTTGACAACATCAAAACAGGGTTTTCGGAACTGTTTGATGCTGGTGTCAAAGCGTTCAGCGGAGCGCGTGAGGATCTAGCAAAATACAACGAACTCCTTTTAACGAGCGCGCAAAGCGTCTCTACTTTGGCGACAACTTTGGGCGCGAACGCTGAACAGACAATGATCATCAAAATTGCGTTTGAGACTGGCGACTTCGCCAGAGTGGAATCCATGCTGGAGATTGTGCGTCGCGGTTTATTGATCGGGCCTGAAGAACGGCGTTTCGCTGGAGCGCGTGCGTCTGGTGGCTCAGTGTCAGGCGGGAGTTCATACCTTGTCGGCGAGCGCGGCCCTGAGATCTTTACACCGTCAGGCGGCGGGATGATCACACCGAACTCGGCTATCGGTGGCAACACCATCACAGTGAATGTTCAAGGAGCAGACCCTCAAGCAGTCGTCAGAGCCCTTCAAGATTACAACCGCACCGCAGGCCCGATCCCAGTGAACACTCGAGCGAACTAATGACTAAACAAGTTTGGACTGTTGTCCGAGGCGCAACTGATGTCACTTCACAAATCCAATCAATGCAATACTCCACAGGCAGACGCACACAGTTTGATTCCTGGAGCCCAGGTGGGCTAGTCCTCACAATCAAGAACGAGTCCAACCAAGCCGATAGTTACAACTTGAACGACACAATTATTTTGACCGCAGTTGGAAGCCTCAATTGGAGTCAGTCTTTGTATGTTCAAGAAGTTCTTTACAACGATCTCGGCGGTGATGGGGCTGGCTCAACTGCCACAGTCATTTGCACCGATCTTCTCGGTCGCCTTGGTCGAATACAAGTGTTTGAGCAGTCAATTGGGAGCCAACCGACTATCCAACAAATAGACACAGAATTCGCTTCATTGTTGCCAGCGGGCGCACTGTTCCAATTCGCCTCTAATGGTGATTCAGTTGCGGCGGCGGATGGCTCTTATTCTGGCACTGCCCTTAACCGATTCAATCTAAACATGGTCACCGAACAAGGTGCAATAAATCTATTTGGCGAAGAGATTTGGCTTTTTTCAAGATCCACTGTTCAAAACTTGGCTGGATATTTAGTGTTCAATAGAGACGGGTCAGGAATTGGAAGTGTGTTGCCATACATGGACATCAGACGGATTGCGCTCGGCCCGAACTATTTGAACACTTGCACCGCTATTCCATCAACTGCGGCGCAACAGAACGCAACAAACACCGCAGGCGTGGCGACCTACGGCACTTACGGCGCAGAGTTCTCAACCGTGGACAACTCTCAAGCTCAGGCTCTATCGTTCGCAGAGTGGCAAGTGTTCTCTCGAGATGACCCTGATGAACTGTCTTTCCAAATTAGTATCTCCGACACTCCTACTAGCCTCACCAATTTCTTTGACGCGCTATATCAAAATCAATTAGTGGTGACTGTCTCCTACAAAAAACCTGGCTCGGCAACACCAGTCACCACAACTCAGATCATTCAAGGCTGGTCTATGTCCGTAAACCCATCACGCACCGACATTGAAGTGTTTACCAGCCCGCTGACATACACCAACTTCTTCACACTTGACTCCGACACCTTCGGAGTCCTAGATCAAAGCCGCCTCGGCTGGTAAGGTAAAAAACATGACAACCCTCGGCAACTTCACAGTCGGCCAGACGCTCCTCAGTACCGACATGAACATAATTGGCACTTACTCGTCGTTTACTGTCACGACTGCGGGCTCCGCACTGATGACTTTCACAGGTGTCAAGTGTGTGCTCAATAAACTGGTTACTTTTGAGATCATCGGCACTGCCACGGGCGCGGCGACACCGCCGTTCTCGGTGACACTTCCTGATGCCATGACCAGCCTGAACTCTGCGGTCACTTTCCAAGTGGCCTGTCTAGATGACTCCGCATCGACTTGGTACTACGGAAGTTGCATCCCGTCATCGGGAACAGTGATCAGACCGAGAGCGTTCCTAGCCACTGGCACTTATGTGAACAGTTCGGGAGTGACTGCGCTCGTTCCATTCACTTGGGCGAATAATGATCTCATTGTCATCTCTGGAACATACCGAGCGTCATGATGCTCTCTAACCCTCCGAAGGCGTTGATCGTTCTGGTCGCGATCATTTGCATCACTGTTCTGATGGCGGTCGGCAAGATTGATCAGTCCGCTGGCACAGGAATGCTTGGAACGATTGTCGGCTACTCGGTCGGCAACTCGATCAGACCGAAGAACGGCGAGCAAGTTCCTGCGATTATCTCAAAGAAGAAGTGATGGCTGACTATCCAGTGAAGAAGGTGGTGAAGCCCGCCGATCTGACACACGCCATGAACGGGCTCCTACGGCCTGACCTACTCCGCAAGATCGGGCCGACATCTGGGCAACTACACCGACACGCCGCAACCGCATGGAACTGCCTGAAACTTGCGGCATTCTTTGACGGGATCTCACTGGATCATGTTGGCGCGTACCGCACACTAGGCAGACAAACCCAACTCTTTAAGCAACGCTATTCACTCATCAAGGAAGACCGAGACATCACACGCACAGTGAACGGAAAGAAGTTCTATCTCCGCAACGGTTTCGCACCATCCTCGAGCCCCGGCATGAGCACCCACGGGCTCGGGCTCGCGATTGACGTCGCCAACGCATCAGGCGACCGTCTCAAGTGGTTGCTCGATGGGAACGCTGAGAAGTTCGGCTGGTATTGGGAGGTCAAGAACGGCCCACAAGCGGAACCGTGGCATCTTCAGTATGTGTGCGGCGACAAGGCTCCACAGGGCGTTGTGGATGCCCTGAAGACCTTCCCAGAGTTGAATGCTTGACATTGACCCGCAGGCTTGGTCAGATGACTGAGCCAAGAGTCCGCATCTGCGGGCCGACAACTGGAGGCAATCCATGAACCCATTCAAGTTTCTAGCCCTGACCTTCGGCTTCTATCTGAGCCTTGTGATCGTGTTTGGAGGTGGGAGCAACGCCAGCCCCGAGCCGACACCGACACCGACCTCCTTCCCGAGAGTCACCGTGGTGATGCTGACACCCGAGCAACAGTCCGACAGGATCGCCGAACTTGCTCCCATCCCCACCACTACATTGGCTTCAGTGGTCACTGTGGAGGTCTCTGAGGACACCGAATGCCAGCAGTGGCTTCAGACCGCTCTTGAGGCTGGATGGCCCAATGAGCGTGAAGTCTTGGATCGGCTCGGTTTTATCATGTGGCGTGAGTCCAGATGCACACCAGACGCAGACTCGGGCCCCGATCATGGGCTGACACAGATCAACCAGATTCACTCAAAGTGGATCACCGATCTCGGCTGGAGCCATGAACTGATGAAAGATCCAGCCCTGAACCTGCGTTTTGCATGGTTGCTCTACTCGGGCCGTGAGGCGAACGGTCAGTGTGGCTGGACACCGTGGTCACTGAAATGTTGATGGATGAACCGCCGATCATTGGCGATTGGGCTGACCGTGGCGAATGTCGTGGACATCCGACCTCGTGGTGGTTCCCCGTTGAGAATCGGAAGAACGCCGCCGAAACCAACACCGCCAAGGCGATCTGCCGATCCTGTCCAGTGATCTCCGACTGCCTCGAGTATGCGATGCAATACCCCACGAACTACATGGGGCTGCAAGGCATTTGGGGAGGGCTCACCGTCTCTGGTAGGCGCAAGTTGGAGGCTGAACGCTATTGGATTCAACTGACCTCTAAAAGTAATCCTTGACATTCTCTCACCCATCAGTCACAATCTCTAAAACCAACCGCTTACCGACAGGAGCAAAACCATGAAGAGCCAGATGATTACACGCCGAGCGCGTCAGACCAAGGGCCCCGTGACACTGATATCAAAACAGGAGTTACTGGGTGACGATTATTGTGGAAACGACAAGTGGATGACAATCTGCGAAGACCACGGCCATGTTGAAGGACATCAAACTTTAGAGAACGCAAGGTTCTTCGCGTCACGCCCAGTTTCGTGGTGCCGCTGGTGTGCCGAAGAAGTGTCCGAATGATGGAAGACGACACGGCCCGCCAGATTATTCAAGAGATGGAGGCAACTGCCGAGCGTCACCGCTTGATCGTTGCCCACCTTCGCAGTCAGATTATTCAGTGGAAGAATATCGCTGGAGGTCTAGCCGAATGCCTCGTGGAACAGATGGATGATCCCGAGTCCGACAACGCTCAACACATCAAGCAGATCCACGACTTCGCTCGAGCGTTGAAGTATGACGGAGGCGAGTTGGACAGTGCGATTCATCTCGGCGAGTTCTTGAACAAGATGAGTCTCTGATGGAACTCGGCGACATCCTCAAAAAGTACGCGGTGCCAGACCCTGGCATAGTTTCCAAACTGCCCAAGGGTGGCATTCAGTTGGATTTCGTTGGTCACGCTGACATCACACGCATCCTCATTGAGATTGATCCTCTCTGGACTTGGGAGCCTTGTGGCTGGGCATTGGGCCGACCTGACATCCATGTCGAGAACGGCATCGCAACCATGTGGGCGCGTCTGACCTTGCTCGGCAAAACCATGATCGGGCTCGGTTCATGTCGCGCAGATAAAGGCGACTACGAAAAGGAGTTGATCGGCGACTTCCTTCGCAACGCATCCATGAGGTTCGGCATCTGTCTCTCATTGTGGACAAAGAGCGAATGGGAAGATCTTGGAGGCACACAGAAGCCCGCAGGAGCCCCGCAAACTGAAAGAACGACTCAGAGTGCCTCATCGTCATCAGGGGATTCTCCGAGCGATGCCCAACTCCGCATGATTAGGGCTCTCGGACATTCCGACCCGATGCCCACCACAAAGGCGGCCGCATCAACCTTGATCACCGCATTGAAGAACAAGCAGACGTCATCCGAAGAGGGCCCGTTCTGATGATCCCATTCACGATCACTGACGCTGACATCCAGCGCGCTGAACTTCACCTCCTGACACACGGAGGCCCAAAACCACACCAAGAGAATCTGATCGGCGCGCTTGGCGAACTGGCGGTCTATGACTGGATCAACCAGTGGTCACCGTGTTACTTCAGCGACAAGCACTCTCACTACGACATTCTGCTTGGCGACGCTCGCACCGTAGAAGTGAAGACGATGAGAACCTCAACTGTTCCTCAGCCTCACTACATGGTCAATGTCTCAATGGACTGCTGGGAGAACAAACTCGGCGTGGATGTTTGGATCTTTGTTCATGTGGACAAGACGCTTTCTAGCGGTGTCATTGTTGCCTACTGCGAAGCGGACAAGCGCGACCGCTTCAGATCTCACTTCGCTGGCGAACTCATGACTAACGGCTACGAGTACCGCACCGACACCATGGACTGCCCGATCTCCGAACTTGATGACCCGATGAGGTTGATAGTCAATGCTTGAGAAACACTTCCAACAGAAGGTCATCACCGTCGCGCACTACTACGGCTGGCTCGTTCAGCACACTCGAGCGGTGAACTCGGATGGCCGCTGGATGACACCCATCTCTGGTGACGCAGGCTTCGTGGATCTCGTGCTCGTTCATCCGACCAGAGGGCTGGTGTTCGCCGAGTTGAAGAGTGACCGAGGCAAGGTCTCACCGCATCAAGCGTCTTGGATCACTGCTTTAGGCGAGTATGCCGAATGCCATGTGTGGCGGCCGAAAGATCTCCACAGTATTATCCACAGACTCCAAGGAAGGAAACCGACATGAGTTCAGGCGCGCAGATACCAGACAAATCATTCAAAGGTATTTGGTGGAGGTCAAAGCACACCCAATACAACAAGAAAGGGCAACCGATTGGATCGGAAACCCACAAGGGAAAGCGGGCCAAGACATGACCACCATAGTGCCACGATTTCCGATCAAGATCTATCAACGCCAAGACGAGCACTACACCTCGAGCATGGTCGCGGCCATGATCATTGATGAAGCCGACCCATGGGACACCATCTTTGTCACCATCTCGGGCACACCGATCCCGATGAGACGGATCTCATTCTCCAAGGTGCTGATTGATGGTCAGTGGATCTCGCACGACTGAGGCGCATTGACCGACCCGTCACCCATGTGACATGATCCAGCGTTACAACTGAGAACCAGCAGACCGTTAGACGAGAGGTCATTAGCCCCGGCACGACACTGAACCATGCCAGAGGGAACACTCGGAGACGAGGGTAGGCGGCCATGCACCGACATGGCTGATCAGCGTTTCCAAACGAACATGGCGAATGGTTGTCCACCGAACAAACTAGACAGGCTTCCAGCGAGAGACATCTCCGAATAGTGGGGGAGTCAAACCACACGCGCTCTCATGACAAGTGAGGGCAAGCGCAACGGTGCTCTTCCGTTGTGCGCGCCAGTATCTCTTGACCTTGAACTACGCTCTAGAACTATGACAGGGAACCCGATATATCAGACCGCCAGATGGAAACAACTACGCCGCCAAGTCCTAGACGAACAACCCGAATGTCACTGGTGCCTACAACGAGGCAAGAGAACACCAAGTACCCAGTGCGACCATCTCGTTGAGTTAGATCGCGGAGGCGACCCATACGACAGAAGCAACCTCGTCGGATCATGCGCTCGATGTAACTCATCACGAGGAGCGACATACATCAACCGCAAAACCGCACAACGAATCCAAACACGCAACCAAATCGGCAAACAAACCACCAACGAAACACCCCAAGTTTCTTTTCCCACCACTCTGCCAACCCCGAGCCCCCACCTGTCTC